CATATAAATCTACTGTTTCTGATTTAGCAGCTTCATACGATCTCTTCAAGAATAAAGAAAAGTATTCCATTGATTTTCTTATCATGGGATCTGCAAACTATCTCAAGGAAGAAGCACAAGCACTAGCATCTAAATTGGTTGAGGTTGCTGAGTATAGACAAGATGCTCTTGCATTCATCTCTCCTTATAGAGGAGCATTTATAAATGACACTGTTTCTGGTACTTCAGTTGTACTAAACACTGATGATGTTTCTACTGCTAATGTACTAGATTATTATTCTGCCATTCCATCAAGTTCGTTTGCAGTTCTTGATAGTGGATATAAGTACATGTATGATAGATTCAATAGAGTCTTCAGATATGTTCCACTGAATGGAGATATTGCGGGAACATGTGCAAGAAATGATGCTAACAATTTCCCATGGGTTTCTCCAGCAGGAACCGCTAGAGGATCCATTCTTAATGCAGTTAAACTTGCATATAATCCAAATAGAGATCAAAGAGATGCTCTATATTCTGCAAGAATTAATCCAGTTGTAGTTTCTCCCGGTGGAGGTATTATTCTATTTGGCGATAAGACTGCACTTACCAGATCATCTGCATTTGATAGAATTAATGTTCGCAGATTGTTTATCTTCTTAGAGAAAGCAATTGAGTCTGCAGCAAAAGATCAACTATTTGAGTTTAATGATGATGTTACAAGATCAAACTTTGTAAACATTGTAGAACCATTCTTGCGTGATGTTCAAGGCAAGAGAGGTATTACAGACTTTAGAGTTATTTGTGATGAAACAAATAACACTGCTTCTATTATCGATTCAAACGAGTTTATTGCTGATATCTTCGTGAAACCAGCAAGGTCGATTAACTTCGTTGGACTAACATTTGTTGCCACCAGATCTGGTGTTGCTTTTGAAGAAGTAGTGGGCGTTTGATCTACATTTCAAATAAAAAATATTCTAAAGGAGTAAAAGAACAATGGCAACAAATTATTTAAAAACTATTGATCAATTTAAGGCTAAGTTAGTTGGTGGCGGTTCTCGCCCCAATCTATTTAATGTTAATTTAAAATTCCCTGGCAGTGCTGGGTTAACTACAGGAGAAAATGATTCTGACCAATTTCTAGTAAAAGCAGCTGCTTTACCAGCATCTAATATCGGTCCAATTGATGTACCATTTAGAGGTAGAATACTTAAAGTTGCTGGAGACAGAACTTTTGATACTTGGACAATTACTATTTTGAATGATAATAGTTTTGCTCTTAGAGGTGCTTTTGAAAGATGGATGAATCTTATTCAGAGACATGAAGATGGAACTGGATTGACCAATCCTAGTGATTATATGAAAGACGCATTTGTCTGGCAATTAGATCGTAATGGTAAAGCTTTGAGAGAATACAAATTCCATGATGTATTCCCAACTAATATTTCCCAGATGGATCTATCATACGATAGCACTGATACAATTGGCGAATTCACTGTTGAATTGCAAGTTCAGTGGTGGGAAGCTACAGGAAACGGTGGTGACGTAGGAATTCCAGACACGGATGAAGCAGGAGGTTGATCCGATTGATAAATAGATCAGATTAACGTAACTCTTTTATAAAATGGCGAAACTCTTTGGTTTTTCGATTGATGATCAAGATAATAAAAGTAAATCTATAGTCTCCCCCGTCCCCAAAACAAATGAGGATGGGGTTGATTATTACCTACAATCAGGTTTTTATGGACAGTATGTAGATATTGAAGGGGTTTACAGAACTGAAAGTGATTTAATAAAAAGATATAGAGAAATGGCATTGCACCCAGAGTGTGATAATGCTATTGAAGATGTTGTCAATGAAGCAATTGTTAGCGATCTATATGATTCTCCAATTGAAATTGAATTGTCAAATGTAAATGCAAGTGATAAAGTAAAGACAGCAATTAGAAAAGAATTTAGATATATTAAAGATATAATGGATTTCGATAAGAAATGCCATGAAATCTTTAGAAATTGGTATGTAGATGGTAGGATCTATTACATGAAGGTAATTGATCTTAAAGCACCAGAAGAAGGAATTAAAGAAATTAGATATATTGATCCTATGAAGATCAAGTATATCAGGCAGGAAAGAAAGAAAGATAGAAATGCATTAGTTCCACAAGAAAGTGCAAAAAATCCTTTCAATGCTTTTCCAGAAATTGATGAGTATTACATGTATACTCCATCACCAAAAACACCTATGGGTGGAAAGAAAGACAGCATAAAGATTGCTAAAGATACAATTGCATATTGTACTTCTGGTTTAGTTGATAGAAATAAAGGAACAGTTCTTTCATATCTTCATAAAGCAATCAAAGGTCTTAATCAATTAAGAATGATTGAAGACTCCTTAGTCATTTACAGATTATCAAGAGCACCTGAGCGTAGAATATTTTATATTGACGTTGGCAATTTACCAAAGGTAAAAGCAGAGCAGTATCTTCGTGATGTTATGATGAGATATCGTAACAAGATGGTGTATGATGCAAACACTGGTGAGATTAGAGATGATCGTAAGCACATGAGTATGCTTGAAGATTTCTGGTTGCCACGTAGAGAAGGTGGTCGTGGTACTGAAATTACCACACTTCCTGGTGGACAAAATCTTGGTGAACTATCTGATATCGAATATTTCCAAAAGAAATTATACAGAGCACTAGGTGTTCCCGAATCACGTATTGCCAATGATGGTGGTTTTAATTTGGGAAGATCTTCAGAAATTCTTCGTGATGAATTGAAATTCTCTAAATTTGTTGGTCGTTTAAGAAAGCGTTTCTCAAATATTTTTAGCGATCTATTAAAAACACAACTGATCTTAAAAAATATTATTGCTCCAGAAGATTGGGATACTATCAGTGATCATATTCAGTATGATTATCTTTATGATAATCAGTTTGCAGAATTAAAAGAAACTGAAATGCTTAATGAAAGGTTGACGATTCTTTCAACAATCGAACCATTTATTGGAAGATACTATTCACAAGAATGGGTTAGAAGAAAGGTTCTTCGCCAAACTGACACTGAAATGGAAGAAATGGATAAACAGATTGAAGCAGAAATTAAAACTGGCATCATTCCAGATCCTAACTCCGTAGACCCAATTACTGGAGAACCATTAGAAGGTGGTCCTCAAATGCTTGGAGATGTCCCTATGGAACCTGAAATAAATGGTGGAGTCACTGATGCACAGGTTCAAAAAGACACTAAAAGTGCCGAAATATAAATATTGATATAACAACATCTTTTTTTCATGGAAAATATTATAGATTTGATTGCGACTGACTCTGCCCCTGCAGATATTTCCAAAAATATTCATGATTTGTTGTATCAAAAAGCAACAGAAAAAATTGAGACAATGAGAGGTGATATTTCATCTCAAATGTTTGATAATGTAGATACACAAGAAGAGGAAGAAAATGCTGATTAAAGTATTAGCGGAGGAGACTACACTCAATGCCGCTACTAATGTTGGAAGTGCAACTGTAGTTCGACTTTACAATGGTCATTCTGCAGCATTACTCATTACTAGAAAAGATTCTAGCAGTGCAACTATTGGAAGTGTCACTGTAAAGAATGGTGAAACTGTTCTTCTTGAGAAAGACGCATCCGATACATTAACTGCTGCATCAAATGGTAGTTCTGTCAAGGTAGTAAAGATAGCATACGGAATCTAAAATGAAACTTATTACAGAAGAAATTTCAAACGTACAGATCATTACCGAAGGTAAGGGTTCTAATAAGAAACTCTATATCGAAGGTGTTTTCCTGCAGGGAGACATTAAAAATCGTAATGGTCGCATGTATCCAGTTTCGACTTTATCTAATGAAGTTAAGAGATACAATGAATCGTTTGTTAATAAGGGTCGTGCCCTTGGAGAACTCGGTCATCCTGAAGGTCCTACAGTTAATCTAGACAGAGTTTCTCATAAGATTACTTCTCTCACTCAAGAGGGAAATAATTTCAAAGGAAAAGCACAAATCCTTAACACTCCTATGGGCAAAATTGCATCTTCTCTTCTTGATGAAGGTGTTATGCTTGGTGTTTCTTCCCGTGGTATTGGTTCACTAAAAGAAGATAAGAATGGTGTTAAAGTAGTTGGTGAAGATTTTATGCTAGCAACTGCTGCTGATATTGTTGCAGATCCTTCTGCTCCTGATGCTTTTGTCTCTGGAATTATGGAAGGCAAGGAGTGGATCTGGGAAGGTGGAATACTCCGCGAACAACTCGCAGAAAAAACTCAGAAGAGAATTAATACTCTCGTCGATCAAAGAAGACTGGAAGAGCATAAGTTAAACTTATTCAATGAATTCCTGTCAAATCTTTAAATTATAAATAAATATAGATTAATACAAACATAATCTAATATTCACATGTCCGTTGGTAGCAATTTACAAGAAATGGAAAACGTAGTAACCAAAGGAGCAAAGTCCGCAGATCCTATGCCAAAATTGGCAGATCCAGGAACTCAACTAGGTTCAGTTGAAGATCTCGGCGGTCCCTCCCCAGAAAATTATAAGCCCGATGACGATTCGGCAAAGCTCAAAGAACCAACAGCAACCCTTAAGCAAGTCAAGGATGTTGTAAACAAAGGTGCTAAGCCTGCGGATGCAATGCCTGCTAAGGTTAAGGAAGAAGAAGAAATCGAGGTCGAAGATGACCAAGAGA